ATGAGATATAGTATCGTTGTGCCCACTTACAATCACTGTGACGACCTGCTGAAACCTTGCATAGAGTCAATTTTCAAATACTCGCATATGCGGGATATTGAATTGATTATTTCTGCCAATGGATGTGTTGATAACACCAAATCCTACTTGAACGAATTACAAACCCACTTCCATGCCTTGGGCATGGAAGATCATTTTAAAATCGTATGGAGTGATTCCCCTTTGGGGTTTTCCCGAGCTACCAATGCTGGGATTAAAGCAGCAACATGCGATTTAATTGTTTTGTTCAGTAATGATGTTACATTATTGAGCCAAAACAAAGGAGCCTGGTTGGCTAGACTGTCAGCAGCTTTTGACACTCACAAAGATTGCGGTATTTCCTGTACAAACAAAATGTATAGCGAGCATGCAGGCAGAGAGTTTGCCATCTTTTTCTGCGTTATGATTCACAAAAAGGTTTTTGAGAAGATTGGTTTACTGAATGAAGACTACGGTGTAGGCAGTGGGGAAGACATTGAATTCTCAATTGAAACAGAAAATGCAGGATTCAAAGTAATTGAAGTGGCGGAAAACACTATGGATCATAATTTGAAAATGTGGATAAGTGATTTTCCGTTGTATCACAAAGGTGAAGGCACAGTTCATGATCCCAGATTGGTGCCAGACTGGAACAACATTTTCACCCGGAACATGCTGAAAGTAGCCCAAAAATACAATCCTTCATGGATTCAAACCAATAAAGGACAGTTTCCTTGGCAACTTGTGCAAGAAACATTGCCAAGGTTTCACAAAGCCATCAACCAACTGCAAACCAAGAATAATGTGTTGTTTGAGGAAATATTTAAAATCAATTGCTATAATGTTGTTCAAAACGAGTTTGAGGGTGCAACAGTTGTGGACATTGGTGCACACATTGGCACATTCAGTGTTTTCAGCCTAATTCATGGTGCCAAGAGTGTGTTGGCTGTAGAGGCCAATCCAGTAGTGTATGACACTCACTTAAAAAGTGTAGCAGGCAGTTTGCCAGAAATAACCTTGGTGAACTCAGCAGTAACAGATCAAGATGATTTACTGGTGAGCATTTTGAATGATGATGTCAACAGTCAACTTCAACCTTATAATCCCAAAAACCTATCAGTAAAAACAGTTTCTTTGGAGAGACTGTTGGCACAACACAATGTTCAAGGCAGTGATTTGATTTTGAAGCTGGATATTGAGGGGCATGAGTTCAATGTGTTGTTGAATACTCCAATGGCAGTTTTGAATAGATTCAAAACAATTTTTGTTGAAGTACACAACAACATGAACCCCAATCCCAGTTTCCAGGATATCAAAAAAATTGCTGACCATTTGGAAAACAATGGTTTCAAAAAAACATTTGAAATCCCCTTGCTTTGGTTTGGCATAGATGGCACAGTAACACAAACTGGAGTATGGAATGAGAAATACGAAAGATTACCAGTATGAAACAAGGAGTATTGTGCAGCATTACCACCAAAGGGCGATATCACAGCACACTTGCCATGAGTATCATGAGTGTAGCAACACAAACAGAATTGCCAGATCACTTGGTTATCTTTGACGACAATGATCCTGTTGAAGACATTAGAGAAATACCCACATTACGACATGTTCTGTGTATTCTGGAAGAAAAAAAACTGTCTTGGGAAGTGATTTTTGGCAGAAAACAAGGACCACATCACAATCACCAGATTGCCAACAGGATGGGATTTGAATGGGTCTGGCGTTTGGATGACGATACTGTTGCTGAAGCCAATGCATTGAAAATCTTGAAAACTCATTTGGCTAGTGATGTGGGGGCAGTTGGCGGTAGTGTGCTTACACCGCCATTTTTGAAAAATACAAATGCCACAGGCCTTATCGACAAAGTTGAAGAACAAAGTATTCAATGGGATTACATTACTGAGAAAAAAGCTGTGGACCATCTTCATTGCAGTTTTTTATACAGAGCAGGAATTCATGACTACAATTTGGCGTTGAGTCCTGTGGGCTTCAGAGAAGAAACATTGTTCACATGGGGATTGAAACAAAAGGGTTATCAAATCTTCATTGTGCCCAATGTTGTGACCTGGCATTTGAAAAACCCGGTTGGTGGAATCAGGCAACATCAGGAATTGATGTATCAGAAAGATGATGCCATATTCCGAAACCACTTGCATTACAGAGACAATACTATTGTTGTGCTTGACTGCGGTATGGGAGATCATGTTGTTTTTCAAAAAGTTCTTCCATTGATAAAAAATCCAGTAGTGTTTTCCTGTTACCCAGATCTTGTGCCAGGTCGCAGCATTGGTGAAGCACAGCATTTATTTGGTGATATCAGTTATTTCAATGTGTATCAAAAAATGGAACAATGGGAGTGGAAAGACAGTTTGGAAAAAGCCTACCGCAAACTATATGGAGTTGACAAATGATTCTCATTGCGCCGTGGAGCAAGGCATTACGTAATGGCAACCCCAATCCCAAAAATTATCCGCATTGGCAAGAGCTTGTAAAACTTTTGCCTGCCCCAGTTGTTCAAGTAGGGGTTGAGGGCGAGCAGGCATTGGTAAGTGACTTTCGGAAAAATTTAAGCTTGGGAGATTTAGCTCAACTTATACAAAGTTGCACAACTTGGATATCGGTTGATACGTTTTTTCAACACTATGCCTGGAGTTTGGGCAAGAAAGGTGTTGTGATTTGGGGCCAAAGCGATCCCAAGATTTATGGACATACAGAAAACATCAACCTTCTCTTGGATCGCAGTTTTTTGACGCCCAATCAATTTTTGATGTGGGAAATGATTCCATATAGAGCAGATTGTTGGGTAGATCCCAAGACAGTTTTGGAGCATGTTTTGACGCTGGTGTAGCTATTACAGTCAACCAAGGATAAATATCGGAGAAGTTTTATCTTAGGAACATGAGTCAATGGCAAACACCTCTCCAAAAATATTCAACCAATTACGCCCAGTCTCTGTTACACCAGTACAGTTATACAATGTACCAGCACAACGACAGGCACAGGTAACCCTTTTTGTGGCAAATCAAGGTGGAGCAAGTGAATTTTTTAGGATAGCTTTGGTACCTGATGGTCAAAGCTTGACTACAGCAAGATATATTGCTTTTGATACTCCTTTGATTGGTAACGGTATATTTGCAGTGACAGGTATTGGTTTAGACTCTGGTGATAGTATTTTTGTCAAAAGTGCTAATGGCAATCTAAGTTTTACTGCCACTGGAATTGAATTTAGCCCGTAATCTGTGCAGTATGGTAGGGTCCACTTTGTTATTGTCAAATGTGTGAGATAATACCATTTCCTAATAATAGATCCACCAAAATCAACCAGCAGTTCGCAGTTGAACAAATTGAGCCCACGGGTTACATACCAGTTAAAAAAATTGACTTCACCTGCCCTTCGTGCCATACTCAAACAAGTTTTTCTTTTAACAATATCATTTTTCGTAACTTGCAGTTTTATTGCAACAAGTGTGGCGCAGGTTGGAAAGTAACAAACAAATTGTTCTCAAACGGTATTGACAAAGACAACAAAGCAAAAAATTATGACACACCCTCTAATAAATGACCTCAGCACAGTGAGTTTTGAAGAGCTGGAAAAGCGCAAAAGCAACATTTTGGGCCGAATGCAACGCTTAAGAAGCTGGGGACAAACCAGTTCCTTGATGTGGGATCAGTTTCAAAGTATTCTTGAAAGTTTGGAACTGGAAATGGAACAACGTTTGCTCAAAGAAGACAGTGCCAAAGATCTGGGAAAACACGTGATGGTGAATACTGATCCTCTTGAGGAAGAGTTGGACGATCTGGCAAAACAAAAGCGCGGACCAAAACAGTATACTATACTTTAATTATGACAGACAATCTTGTGACTTTTGACCAAGACGGAACTCCTTTTGTGAGCAATCAGGGAATAGTGGAATTGGCCTATCAAAACAAACTGGACAACATTTTTGAGTGGCAGGATTCTCCAGCCAAGCTGGCTTTCTTGCAACAATGTGAACAATTGGATTGCTGGCCTATTCCACAACACAAAATTGACCCTCAAAACAGAGAGTGGTTTACTCCTGAAGAGTACAAAAAAATTGATTTGAAATCATATTGTTTGACACGATGCACCAATAAGGACCAAGAACAACGGGCGCTTGTGGAACTACACCTTATTTCAAAGCTTCAAGCAGAACCAATTTTCCAACATCTAATCTATCTTGTGGACACATGGCGAAGTCAAGGATTGGTTTGGGGCGTGGGCAGAGGCAGTTCTGTAAGCTGCTTTGTTTTGTTCCTTATTGGCGTCAATAAAATTAATCCACTAGACTATGATCTTGACTACCAAGAATTCTTCAAAATTAAATACGAATTTTGAAGTCAACAAGGAATCTATTATGGCCGGACATTTTCGACGTCAACACAGAAGCATGCGTGGAGAAATTATAGATTTTTCTGCACTTAGCTTACAAAACCAAAATCAAATTGCGCTAGGCAATGCTCGGATGAACGCCAAAGGTGATATCATTGGGGAAAGAGGCATTGTTTTGAAAACACAAGAGCAAGTTGAAGCCGAATGGGCTGCTGCAAGGGCAATGACGCAATCTTTCACTACTGATATCAAAAGCGAAGAACCTTTGTCACGTGCTGCTCCGCCTCCAATGCCTGCACCACGGGCTGCTGTTATTCCTGATGTGGAGTTTCCTACAATTCAAGAGCTTGTGGGAACAGGCATGATTACACCAACACCCAAGAGAAAGATAGTTGACAAAGATGACTAATTTGGAACCTTTTGATTGGCACACTGAAGGCGAAATTCGACCACTGCCCTCTCGTGTGCTTGTGCACAACATGGAACACGGCGAGCGTCGCACCAAAGCAGGCCTAATTATTGGTGATGATGACGGCAAAGACAGGGGTGTGCGCCCTCGCTGGGCAACAGTTTATAGTGTGGGCAGTGAAGTATCTGATGTGAAAAAAGGCGATCGCGTTTTGATTTCACATGGCCGCTGGAGTCGTGGAGTAAGTGTATCTCATCCAGATGGTGAAATCACTGTTGTGAGAATGGTTGAACCTGAAAGCATTCTCCTTGTAGAGGACTGTTGACACAGCCTTCTTGAGCCAACAAACTCATCAAGTATCAACAACTGCATGAGGACTAGATGAGCAAGAAGCTTTGGGTTCAAAAATATCGACCAAGCAGTCTCCAAGACTATGTTTGGAGCAATAGTGCACAAAAAGCTCAAGTTGAATCTTGGGTAGCGGAAAAGCATCTGCCCAACTTGCTCCTAATTGGGCATCCAGGTATTGGCAAAACAGCCCTTGCCATGATGATGATGCAGGAACTGAATGTAGATAATTCAGATATCAAGTTTGTGAACGGCAGTACGACTAACGGTATTGACTTTGTTCGCGATCTGGAAAACTTTGTATCAACAATGCCTATGGGTGAGTTTCGTTATGTGATTATTGACGAGGCTGACGGGCTAACCGCAGCCGCTCAAAGCGGCTTACGTAACATGGTTGAAACCTACAGTGACGGGGCACGATTTATTCTCACTGCCAATTATGGGCACAAAATCATTCCTGCGCTGAAAAGCAGGTGCCAAACATTTGAAATCCAAAGCCTTGAACGCGATCAGTTTGTGGAGCGCATTGCAACGGTTCTCATGAGTGAAGGCATTGATCTTACAGAACATAATTTTGAGATTCTGGATGATTATGTAAGTGCGTGCTATCCTGATCTTCGCAAGTGTATCAACATGCTGCAACAAAATTGTATCAATCAAACACTTACACGGCCAGGTGAAGGTACAGCCAGTGCTACTAGTGACTATGTTGTGCAAGCTGTTGGGCTGTTCCGGGAGGGGAAAATTCTCGAAGCCCGGAAGCTGCTGGCACCCAAGCTACAAGGTGCTGAGTTTGAGGAGGCTTATCGGTTGCTGTATCAAAATCTCAATTGGTGGGGTTCGACTGACAGGCAACAAAATGCTGCTATTGTTATCATTGCTAATCGTCTACGCGATCATGCAATGTGTGCTGATCCTGAGATCAATTTTAGTGCAGCACTTATTGAACTCAGCCAAATTGCCAGTGAAGGTTAAGCTCGCACAATAACATTCCAAGTTCCTACCAATGGTAAGAAACTTGTTAACACAATTGAACAACTGCTGGTGCTGGTTAGTGTTATGCTATCAGGTGATATTACTTCACTCACATTATTGCTCACTTGCACCAGAACAATTTTTTGACCCAGGTTATGTGGCACCGTAAGCGTGCCTGCAACCAAATCAGCCGCTACAAAGCTTTTTCGAAAAACCAAACCTACAGTGGGTATGATTACAGGGCTTGTTCCAGAATCCAACAAAATTGGTCCTGCGATTACATCACCTGTCAGCAAAATTGCTTTGGCTTGCAGGTTCTCTATCTCTGTTTTGATTGTGGCAAAATTGTCTCGAAAACCTTTTGAGCTTTGATCAATACCAGGAACTGGAAAATTGGGATTTACTCTGCTGATGACTGCCATTAGGCTTCAACCTGTAAGAGGGTAATTGTAATTGAGATAGATGTAGATCCACCACTCAAATTTGTAACTGCTATAGGTATAAGCGTAGTGGGCGGTGCTTCATTACTGAAACCAAATACCGCGGGGCTCAACAGTTTAGTTTCTGCACCAGATGTGGTGATTTCAGTAATAACACCGCCGTAAGAGGGTGGGGGATTAGGAAGCACTCTACTTGCGTCAGCTGTGCGAGAAGCTACATCAGTATAGATTCGCACCCAACACGCCGCGGAAACAGCGATTTTGTAAATTGCATAACCTTTGAAGCCTGTAAGTGAGTTGTTGCCTGTTGCACTATCAGCCAGGACTGCGGTGGTTACACTAGTTGTAGTCCGGCTGTATGTTGTGGCTGTTGCTGCATTTATCGTAGCTATTCCGGCAGCTAAAGTTGTACTTAAGTTTGTATTGAAATTTATTGTGGTGGCAGACCCCAAGGGCGCGCCTGCTGCTTGAATCTGCAAGGCAGCCGTTCCTGTTGGACCAGTTGTACCAGTATTGCCTAACTGTCCAGTAGGACCAGTTCTGCCGGTTGGGCCCAAAGGTCCGGTAGGGCCAGTATCGCCAGTTGGTCCGGTAGGACCTGTTGAACCTGTATTACCAGTTGGACCAGTTACTCCAGTTGGACCAGTGGGACCAAAAGGACCTGTATCACCCGTTGCTCCAGTATTCACCGCTGAGCCTGCAACACCTGTTGGTCCAGAGGGACCAGTATCTCCCATAGGTCCTGTTGGTCCTGTCACACCTGTTGGGCCAGTAGGGCCTGTGGAGCCAGTAACGCCAGTAGTGCCCGTGGGCCCTGTTACACCTGTTGGGCCTGTTGACCCAGTAGCACCAGTAGGACCAGTTGGTCCTGTTACACCAGTTGGTCCCGTACCAAGAGGGCCTGTGGGACCAGTTTGGCCTGTTGGCCCAGTTACACCAGTAGGACCAGTATTTCCTATTACACCGGTTGGTCCAGTGGCACCTGTTGGGCCTGTAGCACCAGTATTGGTTGCAGTTCCTGGAACACCAGTAGGACCAGTGTCTCCTTTTACGCCCTGTGGCCCTTGGGGACCAGGCACAAAGCTTGCTGGACCTGTTACCCCAGTGGGTCCTGTAATTCCTATGCCTGTAGGGCCAGTGCGGCCTGTGGGGCCAATAATACTCTGACCAGTGGGGCCCAACAATGCAGGACCAGTAGGTCCGGTATAAGTTACACCTGTGGGACCAGTAGCACCTTGCGAACCTGTAATGCTGTTTCCTTGTGCACCAGTTGCTCCTGGTGGACCTTTGATTTGCCCCACATTTGTCCAAGTGAGGCCAGTCCAAACCCAAAGATTACCTGTGCTGGATTCCACATATGCGTCACCAAGAACAGCTGACCCATTACCTGGCCATCCAGGAATTTGATAATAGTACAGAACAGTTCCAATTATTCTCACACCTGTGCCGGCAGAACCTGTGGGACCTTTTTCACCGCTGGGCCCTGTAATTACACTATCCGCACCTGTAGGTCCTGGAGACCCAGTTGGACCAGTAAGGCCTTGTGCACCAGTCAAGCCGAACGGCCCTGTAGAGCCGGTTTCGCCTTTGCTGCCTGTATGACCTGTATGTCCAGTAGGCCCAGTGCGGCCAGTTGGACCAAGTTGCCCCACTACGCCCTGTGGACCAGTTAACCCTGCTGGGCCTGTGGCGCCGGTGTTTGTAGCCACTCCTGGCGCGCCTTGTGGACCAGTAGTGCCTGTTGCGCCTTTTAGACCAGGAGCACCTGTAGGACCTCTAGCCCCTGTGTTAGTTGCACTGCCTTCGGGACCAGTAACACCTGTTGGACCAGCTGGTCCAGTAATTGTGCTAGCTGCACCTGTAGGACCAGTAGATCCAGTGGAGCCAGTAGCCCCAGTATTGTAAGCAATACCTGGAAAGCCTCGCGGTCCTGTGCTGCCAGTGGGACCTGTGTTAACTGCTGTTCCAGCAGGTCCTGTGTAGCCGGTGGGTCCACCGGGACCAGTATCCCCGGTGGGACCTCCTGGTGTGCCTGCAGGACCTGTAGGTCCAGGTTGCAGCACTGCATCCTGGAGAAGGGAGATTTCAGTCGCAGCAGTGTCTAGATTGGTTTTGATGCTGGTGAAATTATCTCTGAAGCCTTGGCTGGGATTATCAGCATTCTCTACAGGAAAATTCTCATTGATACCAGAGGTGTCTATGTTACTTGTCATGGGCCATCACAAAAATATCTGCGCTATTTAACAGATTACTACGCCCATGGTTTGCCAAAATTCAAAGTCCAACTTCTTGAGAACCTACTGGATACTATTGAGGATCTTTGGTTGAATACTGTGCTGTAATAATCAAATATGGTTTGGTTTTGATCAAATATTACTTGACCAAACGGAATGTTGTTGTTGTCCACAAAATCAAATTGCGTAGTGAACTCGTCAAAGTATGTTGCGTTATCGTCAAAAATTGTTTCACTTGCGGGCTCATACTCTATCATCTGCGTTTGATCCACGTCCCACGTCATACAATCCAGATCAAAAGTTGTTGTGCCAGTCCAGACTATACCTTGAACTGTTAACTCCAGTTGCTTTACTTCAATCTCTGTTCCATTATAGGGATTTACAGGAAAAGGATTGTTTTTGAACCAACTGGCACCTGAGTCAGTTACTTCAGCTAGCGGAACACTTAGCACATAACCATCAGCCCACATGCTTTGCCAACTGGGCAACAGCTCTGTACCTTGAAAGCTTAAAAATGCACCCTGTTGGTATCCTTGCCCAGGACTGACTACACTTACCTGGGTAACTCCTAAATCAAACAAAACAGAGAAGTTTTTGGACCCATTGAAGAAAGTGAGGTTGCCTTTGGGGAAATGTGAGAACAAGCCATTTGAGATTATCTCAATCCCAGTTACAGCACCAATGTTACTGACACTGGATATCCGTAGTTTGCCAAATTGATTAGACACACTTATGCCGTTAGTGACTTCAAATTCTTGGCCCACCACAAATCCAGGTGTCGAGCTGGCAATAGTGCCGCTTGTTAGGCCCAGGTGCGCTTCAACTATACCTCCTGACCCAGCACCAATTATGGTAACGGTTGGTTGGCTATAGTAGCCAGTGCCAGTGGCATTTACTGTGACACCTGTTATTTCACCACTACTTAAATTTACACTAGCAGTTGCTTGAGCTCCTGAGCCCTTGGCATTGGAAAATCCAAACATGCTGGCAGTTGTTTGTCGGATGTTGTATATGCTGGCAGGAAACGCTTGATTTGGCCCTTGTTTGTTTTGTTTTAGCCAAGTCACTTGATTGTCTTGAATAGGTATTGGTCCTACCGGCCCTTGACCACCTGATGGCCCCAATCCGCCTGCACTATATCCAGCTGTTTGAGCAGTCAAAAGCAAATCTTGATTCACTACGGTTTGCTGAGATTGATACTTGTGCTGTGGATACCAAGGCAGCGGCAACAATCTACTGGTTACCTTGTTGGGAACACTTGCAACCTGCCAAACTACAGATCCATCAGCACCAGATCGTTGCGGCTCAGGAAAGTCTCCGCTTACACCTCCAACAGAGGCCACTAGTTGGAGTCCGCTGCTTGTGCTGACTCTTTCATTGCGGCTGAAAACTGAGAATGGACTCCAGGATCTTACACTGTTAGCGTCTTTCACAGCTACAAAAAGTGTTTGGTATGGAAGTGCAGAGCCTTCGCTCACATATACATTACTATAACTGAGATGGAATTCTGTCAAATAGTTGCTTATAGCATCTCGCACAGACGCAACATTTTGATAATTCAACCCATTTATCACTGATACTGCTGGAGTGTCGTTACGACTCCAGTTTTTATCTGCTTCACGGAACAAATATTCAGGAGGCATCAAGCTGCTGCTGTTGTTTATAATAAAGTCCAGTTTGTTGGTACCTGTTATGGGAATTTGAATACTCATGTAATGTTCAAGATTCAAGCTCTCTACAGTCAACTTGAACCAGCGGGCCACAATATCTGTACCATCGCTGGCGCTGACTTCAAAAAGATAGGTTTTGGGCACAGCATGATATTCCACAAAGCCACTTAGCATACCTGTGGAACTAACTACGATTGTATAAGGAGGTATGTTGCCACCACTTAAGCCATACTGGATACTTGCGCCAGGACGATTGGTAATGGCTTGAAATTGTATGCTGCTGAATTCTCCGTCTTTTATTGACCCCAAATCATGCGATGTTTGCCAAACTATCTGTTGATCGTCTCGGGCAACTGTTACAAAAAAGTTTTGTGATACTGAGTTAGTGCCGTCGCTTGCAACTACTGAAAAAGAGTAAACAGTGGTGCTGGGAACATTTGGCGCTTCACCCCACAGTTCTCCCAAAATACTGAGATTCAGCCAGGCTGGTAGATTGCCACTACTAAAGCTGATGCTTTGGAAGTCTGGTTCAAAAACTTGCAATGCATAATTGAAGGCTGTTCCAGGCACTACAGATCCCAAACTACCAGAAGGAGTGGTCCAAATGGGTGCATGTGGCGGACTTATCAAACCCACTTGAAATACTCGAGAAATGTTCTTGGTATTTGTGGATGCCAGTACAGTAAAACTAAGGATTTCAGAGGTGCCAGGTGCTACTTGGTTCCAAACAGCAGCTTGGTCCACATATTTCCAAACAGTTGGGTAGCCATCAGGGATTGAGCCACCTGTACCAGTGGGTCCTCCAGCTGGTGCACTGAACCCGCTGGTTATACAAACATAGAGTTTGCCAGAATCGTTGGATACAAGTTGGTTTACAACATAATAGGTGTTTGGCTGCCAGGGAGGGTCAATGCTGTCAACAATATTGCTTCCTTGCACATATGGACCGTTGGCTATGCCGCTCTTGCCTGCAATACTGCATTTATACAAATATCCATTGTTGAATACGTAGTCCAACACTGTGTAATTGGTAGTGGGTTTCCATGACAAGTCTACAGTAACCAATCCAGTTGCAGCTTCAACGGAAACACCTTGGGTCCAAGAAATAATGGAGGGAAAACTGTAGGTTATGGATTTTAAAGGAGTGTTTTGTGCTGTGACAACAAACTTTTGTGGTTCCAGTGAGTAGTAATATCCCAGCACTGTGTTGTTGCTGGTTTCCCATTCCAAAATATCAATGCTGTTTGATACAGTTATATAAAAGGTGCGATCGGCTGAAAAGGTGCCATTGTTGAGTCGTAATGTAAACCCAAAAGTCTCTGAGCCCACAACTCCTGATATTTGCCCTTTGATTTGAACTTGAGCACCCACCAATTCCAATCGTGTGCCAGGAGGTAAGGTTCCATTTATGGGAGGGATACTTACCGTACACGGCAGATTGTTTGTTTCACCGTAAGAAAGAATTTCTGGGTTACTGCTGTAGCTGTAGCCTTCACTTCTGCTTGGCAGTTCACCTGCTGTAACCCAAAAAGGATAAGACGTCATTGGTAATCCATTGTGTTTGATTACCAATATTTAAGACTATTGAAAAAACAAGGCTAGGGCAGCAATTCCACTGTTTTGATGTAATCAATTCTTTCTTGCCACATCAGCTTCAAAGTCACAAGATGTGTGTCGTCCACCAAATATACCCTGGGCCAAACAGGATATGCTGTGAGGTCGTTAGCGGCAGGAACAAGTTTGTAACCCTCTTCGTCCTTGAAAAATGTTTTGAGCCAATTCCATGTTTCATGAGTGGGATCGTATTTGAAATACACACTGTATTTGTATTTGTTGAACAATAGATTTTTTCTGACAATCACTAGATTGCGCACTTCCAATGATTTTTCATGGTCAGAATTCAGCGGCTGAGTAATTTCCAACACTTGTGAAGAAAATTGTGCAATTAGGGAGTTTTTGTCTTGAGCATTTGATGTGTAAACCATCTGATGATATTCAAGACCATTATTTGTTCTTATGAAGTGGTCTTTGATAATAAAAGCATCTTGGAAGTTGTCTTTGCACCAATTGTGCAAAACAAAAACTTCAGCTGGCTTCGGGTATCCATATGTATAACGTTTTTTACTTGCAACAATGGTAGATACTGTGATTTTGGTAGAGTACTTTCCAAAAAACAGTTTGCTTGAATAGTTTGTTTTGATCATAAATTTTAAAAACTCACACTTTTCCCACAGCCACAAGTGCCTGAGACCTGGGGATTGGTCCAAACAAATTGTTGGCCAAACTCGTTGTTTTCCACTCCAAGAGTGCTGCCCAGTAATCTCATGACACTGCTGGCCTTGATTGCTAACAAGCCGGCCTCCAGGTCAACTGTTTCATCAAACTTGCCCAGTTGTTCCTGATTACACAGCTCATAAACATAACTATGCCCGGAGCAGCCTTTGTTGTCAATGCTTACTAAAAACACCTTTTGTTGGCTGTTTTTCAAGATTTCATTTATATGTTGCTCAGCAGCACTGGTCAAAGAAATTGCGTTTTTCATTTCAATAATGTTTCCAACTTATCCCAATTTACAACGTTCCAAAACTCTTGAAAAAACTTTTCTCTATTGAAATCATAATCCACTGTGGTGTGTTCCCAAAGATCAATAGCCATAGCAATACCAGGTTTCAAAACGTGATTCTGGATGGTTTGTATTTGAAGGTCTTCCATTATCAATACCCACCCATTGCCTTGAATGCTCAAGGCTGATTCAACTATGGATTTTTTTAAATGAGTCCAAGCTGTTGTGGGCAGTGTGGATCTTGCTCATGAGGTCTGCACTGGGCTTGTTGTTTTTTGAATAAGGCTTGAGCAACGGCCAAAAGAAATCGTTATGCAACAGTGCACCTGCTTTTTGAAACAAGTCGCCAGTGGCCTTGTATTTTTTGAAATAATTCTTTGTCAATGTGTTGTAATGCACATCTACACTGTGCTCACTCATAGCAGGCTCAAGATCTTTTGTTTTGTAAGGCAGTGGGCTGATTTTGATAGGCTCAAGTTTGCTTGCAGCTTCCACCAAGTGGATATGCTCTCGTAGGCTCATGGAAGAATCCTTTTTAGTTATTTAAACCCCCTCAGTTTGCAAGATATGCCAAGTGAATCTCTCAAGCATCATAGTGGGAAAGTTGGGCCACTCTTGTATTATATCTTGGTAAACAACTTGCTTATATCCTTTTTTTATCTTGGCTTGCTTGCCTCTTTGTGTGCTTATCATACCTTCCCAGCCTGCACCATGAGTTTTGAAACTGCTGCTGCCGTTCCAAGCACACCAAAAAACGTGCCACGAGTCATTGTTGAGACGGAAACGCCCCCAAAGTTTATCACTTCTCTCATCCCTAATCTGGAAAATTTCCAAGAGTGTGATTGAATCAAACATACTTATGATTTGGCAACAAAGTGCGTTATGTCAAAGGGGAGTTTGTGTGGCTTCACAATACCTCGTTGCATAATGGAGAAGTCTATGGTTTTGGGTTTCCAGAAATCTTTGATACGAGGTAATGCCATTTCTGGATCGGCTTGTCCACACATAAAGATGTCAATAGCAACCATCGATGCTTCCGGCCAAGCATGCCAAGAAAGATGACTTTCGCTAAGAACTACTACACCTGTGGTTCCTGCACCTTCACCAAAATGATGACAATGCTTGAACAAAACAGTAGCACCTGCATCAACGCAAGCTTGAGAAAAACACTCAACAATTTCACTCTCTTGAGAGTGGTTTACTACACCCCATAAATCCACAATCACGTGTTTGCCAGCATAAATTCCTGTTTCACTTTTGATGAAGTGTTCAAAAATGTTCATATTTTACCAGTCCTTTGTTATAGGATTATTTACTCTGTTTATCCTTGGAGGAAGGATAGAGCTTTGGATACACCATCCTTATCAAGTCCGTGATCAGGATGTGTTCGCACATAATTGGTTTTCAAATACAAGATGGCTGGGTTGTCATCTATTGCTACCCAAGTGTTAATTTCTGGATGATCAGAAAGCCAATTCAAAACTTCTTGGCCCCGATTTGACCCTTGCTGTCTAGGAGTCATGTAATTTCCTTCACTGGGGTCGTCGTATTCAAAAATACAGGAAGGATCAATACCGTTTCTCAAAAGACAATTGCTTAGAGCACTGATGCTGTTTCCGTCAGCCCAGCTTGTACTGAGAACAATTTCAGCATGACTCTGCTTCAACAGCTGATTCAAATTGGCCACACAATTGGTATTGAAGATTACTTTTTGTAGGTAATTGGAGGTTGACAGTCCTTCCACTGCTTGTGCTCTGGCATCAGGATCTGGCAATAGCACACCATCAAAATCCAAGAATACTATTTTGGTCATCGTTTGTTACCTTGCACTAGAGCCATATTTAAGTTAAGCTCCTATGTTACAGGGGTAAATTTCATATGTCACATAAATGGAATCAGAGGTGGTTACGGCTGGCACATGAAGTAGCCAGTTGGAGCAAGGACGAGATCAAAGTTGGTGCTGTGATTTTTGATCAAAATCGAAATCCAAGAGGTTTTGGCTACAACGGTCCACCACGTAATATTCTTGACACCAATCCTCAAGTGTGGCAAAAACCTCATAAGAATTGGTTGTTTGAGCATGCTGAACGGAACGTAGTATATGCATGTGCACGAAATGGCATCAGTTGTGACAACTGCACCTTGGTAGTCACACACTGGCCCTGTTGTGATTGCACTCGAGCTATTATTCAAAGTGGCATCAAGAGTTTGATCGTGGATGAGGCATGTTTGGATCCCACAGGCACATTTTATCAAAAATGGCAAGAACAAATACAAGTGAGTCAAAACATGTTAAACGAAGCTGGCGTCAAGTATGAAACAACTGTTATAAATAGAGAAAACGATGACTGAGGAAATCTCCATGAGCGATCTAGGAAACGCAATGAAAGTATTACTGGCAGACACTTTCACCATGTATATGATAACGCACAAGTATCACTTCAATGTAGAAGGACGCGATTTTTACGAATATCACACGCTGTTTCAAAAAATTTACGAAGAGCTTTGGGCATCAGTTGATGACATTGCTGAAAAGATCCGTGCACTCGATGAATATGTGCCTTTCAATTTTGGGCGTTTGAGTGAGCTAGCTACAGTTGATGATGACAGCAAGATTCCCACTAGTAGCGCAATGATCAGCAAGCTGTTGGAAACAAACGATAAGGTAATAGCTAGCCTCAAAAAAGCTGTGGAACAAGCTAAAATTGCGAATGATGAAGGCGTGATCAATTTCCTAGGCGGGAGACTGGAAAGTCACGCCAAACATGGTTGGTTCTTGCGTGCCTCAACAAAACAAAACCGCGAATAATTGAAATTTTTAACCAATAACCATGTGTAAGTGAACTCACAATCATGTGTGAGTTCACTTTGTCTTGAGCATGTAGCAGTGCTATTCCCACAAAACCATTTTGAAACGTTCTTGTCCAATGCCAAAAAACTGGCATTTCCAATTGCTTTGTTCAAAAAATTCCAGTGAATGCCATTCATCCTTGCGCTGTAGCATTCGCTGCGCTGCATCCTGCCAATCGATGCTTTGAAATTTCTCTTCGTGCCACTGCCTTTGTTCATCTACTTCTGCATAGCTGAATCCATCAAATTCATAATGGAGAATTTCAAAAACATTGCCTTGTTCATCAGCCCAGTCTATACTGAAGTCAAACCCCCACTTGGGACGTATTTTAACAACTTTCCAAAACAAAGGTGTATTTTTGGCCCAATTTTCCAGTTGTTGTCTTGCATCTCCCGAGAATCCTTTTCTTTCAAATAAGAGGCTGTGGTTCAATACAGCACCTCTATCCAATGGCGGCTGTGAAAACCAACTTTTTCTCAGTGCTATGTGGTGGTGATTCCTGTGAACCGATGCCCAGCCATTGTTGGTTTCACTGTATAACAACTCCAGCTTGCTGAGGTCATAACCATTTTGGTCAAACAATTCAACAGTGTCGAGTGCAGGTGGGTCAGGTTGGTTAATGGGCACAGTCCAGTAAGGGTTGGCATCAAAAGTGTTGCCTTCAAGACATAAATGTGACATGGTGTGATTTTCATCTTTCAAAATTAACTATGGCTTACTAACACGGTCTACTATTGTGAACTTTTTAGTATCATTCACCCTTTCAAATATACTATTATTCTTACAAAATATCCCACAACTACTATGGGCCATAACAGCTGAAAAAACACTTGTTCTGACAATTTGCCAAAAAACAAAAAAATAGCCAAAACGAAGCATATTACAAGCCAACAGTCATAAATCTTTTTGATCCAATTTTGTTGCAAGAACGTTTGTTTGAGTTCAAAGATTATATGCATTTTGGAGCCTAGTTCGTTATCAGTATTTATCAACTCAAATCCAAACTTCCACGAAAACAATAAATAGGGCTAGCTTTTTGGTGAACAAGATTATGGAAACTGGCAAACTTAACGTACTGGGCTCTCTTGATGTAAGCAACAACACCTCTGCACTTGGTTTGCCCCAAGGTTCAACACTTGAGCGCCCCACCGGTGTTGCAGGTATGGTGCGATACAACACTGATTTGGGCTGGGTTGAAACTTTTAACGGCACTGTTTGGGTGCCAATAGGCATTGTTGGCGCAACTGGGTTTACTGGTTCAGTGGGTCCAACAGGTCCTAGTGGTGGTCCATCCGGCCCAACTGGTTCCACTGGCGCCAAAGGTTCAACAGGAGCACAAGGGCTACAAGGCCCTACTGGTTCAGCAGGCACGGCTGTAAACACTGGTGCTACTGGACCAACAGGCAAAACTGGACCAGCTGGGCCTACTGGTACACCAGGAACGGCTGTTAACACTGGTGCAACAGGCCCATTGGGCAAAACTGGGCCTCGTGGACCTACAGGTGTCCCTGGCTCATCTGTTAACACTGGGGCAACCGGTCCAACAGGAAAGCCTGGCCCTACTGGTTCTCAAGGCATTCAAGGTATTCCTGGGTTTGCTGTTAACACTGGAGCTACAGGCCCTACTGGTCCAACTGGTGTGCCTGGATCAGCTGTTAACACCGGAGCTACAGGAGACACTGGACCTACAGGTTCGCTAGGACCTACTGGCCCTCAAGGAGCAGATGGCACCGCAGTGAATACAGGTGCAACAGGCCATACCGGGCCTTTTGGTCCTACAGGTCCTCAAGGAGCAGATGGCACAGCAGTGAATACAGGTGCAACAGGCGATACTGGTCCCACAGGTGCTAAGGGAGATACTGGACCAACAGGGCAAACAGGTGACACTGGTCCGTATGGTCCTACAGGTCCCACCGGTCCTACAGGAGACCTTGGGCCTACAGGGACTACCGGGCCTTCCGGCCCAACAGGACCAACAGGTCCTACAGGCGTCCCGGGCTCAGCTGTTAACACCGGGGCAACTGGTCCAACAGGGAGAACAGGGCCTACAGGCCCAACAGGGCCCGCAGGGGTGTCAGGACTTTCTGGACGCAGCGGCTATTCAGGGACAAGTGGTTGGAGTGGCCGAAGTGGCTATTCTGGGCTTAGCGGTGTAATTGGGCTCAGCGGCACAAGTGGGTACAGCGGGTTAAGTGGGGTTAGTGGATTCAGCGGCTATAGCGGATATAGCGGTTATAGTGCCCTTAGCGGCTTCAGTGGCTACAGCGGTTTCAGTGGTTACAGTGCTATAAGCGGATACAGTGGTTGGAGTGGATACAGTGGCAGTGCCGCAACATATGGGCTGCGCACAGTAATAGTGCTTACAGGTGGTGCTACAGTGGCTTCACCTTATACTTTGACTGGTAATGATGATATTGTGATCATAGACAAAACTGTGGGCAGTGCTAGTAGTGTGGTGCTTCCACCCAGCCTGCCTGGGCGGTCAGTTTTGATCAAAGACGGCAAAGGAGATGCAAGCTCTAACACAATCTTGATCACGCCCGCAGCTGGTAACATTGATAATCAGCCATCCTACACTTTGAACACAGACAATGGCTGGGTTCAAGCAGTTTATGATGGAACTCAATGGAGAATAATCGGCTAGAGAATCAAGGACGACGCTTGCCCAGCTCTGTCATCTTGAGATTGCCACTGAACTGATAGCCCCCCTTATTATAAAGGGGCATTACCTGGCTTTTCTTGGCCTCAGCCGCACGAAGAGCAGCTTTTTCGCGCTCAATCATCGCAGGGTCATCATACTGTTTCTGCCACTCGCTGTCAAAAACACTTCGCTTGGCACCACCAGGCGCAAACCCATTGCTGCATGCAGGCGTATTTCGATCCCTCACCAAATCCAGCTTCAGCTTGCGGCTTTTGGTTTGCGTTTTGCTGGCCAGCTGCTCAGGATGTACGCCCTTTTTCTTCAACCATTTTTCATGCTCAGCTTGTGCCTTCACCTGCTGCGGTGTTTTCTTCCGCTTGGTGTTGCCATTGGTGTTGATGAACGCCGGGAGAAGATGCATTGTCATACTCCCTAATATACACACACTGTGAGCAGTGTCAAACAAAAAAGTGGGTTGCAACTTTTGGCTGCAACCCACTGTATCCTAATCAAAGTTTCTGGTGTTCAGGGTTAGTGACACCAGTAGATAATAAAATAGTCTGTTGTTTTCAACAAACTATTTAGCCAACTCAAGTTCGCCGAGAGGTCTTCTTGACGTTCCGAACCAGCTGGTACTTCACAGCTCGCTGGCCATCCTTACGAACATACGGAACAGTAGTGATGTTGACCCCATCTACACGAAGCTCGTGTACTCGCGCCCGAAGATTTTGGATACCAAAGCGAGCGCGCGCCTCTGGCGCAGTGAGTGTGCGACCAGCTTCGAGATAGTTGAAGACCTTTTCGGTTTGTGTTAGCATGCAGTTTCTCCTCAAGTATGCTTACTGCTTTCTAGCATACTTGAGGACTTTTTTGTGTCAACAAACTTTTTTCACAGGGTCAAGCAGGCTCGGCTTCAACATCTGTAGCTGTGGCAGCAATCTTGGCGTTAGAGGCTGGCTTGACTTTGGTTGCAGCTTGAAAATTGTGCCTCAGCATCAGCTCTTGCACAACCTCGGCATTAACTGCATCTTCCTTGTTCATGGGTCCAGGAAGCTTCACAAATTCAATGTTTGTGAATCCCAGGCGTTCCATGCTCTTGATTCGAAGATCAATATTGCCATTGGCATACTTGAGCTTGGTACGGTTTTTCATAGTAGCGATACCAACATAAGTAAAAACGCGGTCAGTCATTGTTTGACTCCTTTCTGTTGCAGCAATGCCCAAAAATATACAGCCAAAAAAATTGGTGTCAACACCTTTTTTCCTGGGAAAGCGCTCAATGAGCTGCTTGTGGTTGTGTGTGCAATATGCTATACCCAGGATATGAAAAACGATGAAGTCTATGCATACGTGCTGATGCGGAATGATCTCAAGAGTCTTGGGGCCGGTAAGGCAGCAGCCCACGCACACCATGCTGGCACTGTCACCAGCTGGTGGATACGTCATCACGGAAATCGTGCTCAGAAGGCACATTTTGCCACCTGGGAAAACCAAACCCAGGGCGCAGGTGTTTGCATCGTGCTGGAAACTGATGAAGAGACCATGAAGTGGTGTGTGGCAGAGATACAAAAGCTCAAGGACCAAGGCTGCTCAGCAGGCGTTTGGCATGATCCCACCTATCCCAGCACCACAGCTCGTGGCTTCTGTCTCATGCCAGTAGATGTGTGTGGCTGGGCGCTCGGTCCAAAATCCCTGCTGGCTCCCACACTAGGGGACCTTCCCTTGATGAGCAACATGAATTGGAGCACAACAGGTGAACAAACCTAGGGTGGTGCAAGATCCTCACCGACCGCACATGGTAAGAGTGAGGCGGAACGTGTATGGGGCCGTAAGATGGTGCATGAGCACGCTGGGCAATCCAGGTGTGCAAGATAAACTCCCATGGCGAGTGGCAGGTGCCAACTTCTACTTTAGGCACAAGAGTGATGCAGTTGCCTTTCGCTTGGTTTGGGCGGACAATGAGCAAGAGGATTGAGCTGCCAGAACGTAAGTTTGTTCCTATCTGGGGAGATGTGTACACTTGGTTGATGAGCGTACCTCTCAACAGATTTGAGTATACTGAACACTACACTTTTGTGATTGAGTTTGAGCATGAGGAGCACCTTACAGAGTTTGTGCTCACCTGGCTATGACTTCACGTATCCGATTCGCATGGGCAAGATGGAACGTGTTGGCTGTGAATGCCAGGATGGATCCTTTCAGCTTCGTGCGGATGCTCGAAACTAGATATAACGCAACGGTGTTTTTTGACAACGGTTATGTGCGACTGGAGTTTCCTGACGAAGACCTCAAAACACAATTTGCACTCACCTGGCTATGAATTATTTTATCTCAATCCCATGGCGCGATTGGCACAACATGTGCCTGCAGAGCCACCCACAAAATCTAGGGTGGAAGATTGAACAACACTACTCGGCTCACATATATTTTGGAAGTGGCAGTGTGATGATAGGATTTGAAGATGAAACACAAAAGGCACATTTCATCCTCACTTATCTCTAGGTTTTGACTGCTATCTTACGCACTAATTCAATACGTGAACTGGGAATACGACCACGATAGGCAAAACTTCCCAATTCCCTTCCACTTTTACTCAAAGCGATATGACTACCAGCTCTCTGCAACTGTGCTTTTGGGCTAAGTGGAATCACTCTCTGTTCTTCATCACTCCAAGTTCCCGGAGGTATCCAATCATCATCGGCCAATAATTTGGCTGGATCTGGAACAGTGACTTTAAGAATCACACCTGATGAGCTGCCGTCTTTCTTTGCCTGTCTCTTGGCATAGAATTCAGCCACCTTGGGATTGGTGGCCAAATATACGTTATGCTCGCTGTAGCCTGGACGCAAGTCAACATACGCTTCACCAGTTTGTCCTGGTTGCAAGCCCTTTTGTTGAATTTGTTCCCATCTGTCACTACTGGTGCCATGATAAAATACTGGAGCTTCACCTTTCAACACACTGCTTGTGGGATCAGATTGTGAGAACACTTGTGCAACAGTCTTTCCCACATGACTTGGAACGCCAACTACTTTGAAATCCTCACGTAAACCAAAGCGCATCAAAACTTTGAATGCGTCTTGTAACTCTTTGACATTGCTGATGCTTCGTTGACGCATTTTTGAGTCAGCAAACTCTTTCAAAACTGTTACTGTCTGATTTTTGAAATCCACTTTGCCGTTGAGTTGGTTCCACAACTCACCCAATGGTTGTGTTTTTTCATTTTGATCTCTCAAGCCCAACAGTTGTGCCATTTTCCAACTGTAATTTTCATTTTTCTCACTGTGGAGCAGGAGTTTTCCTTCATTCCAATGCCAGAAGAAACCCGCTTCTGGACGGATATATTCCTTGGGTTCGCTGCCCCAATGTTTCAGCACCCGTTTGGGGTCACTGGGCTCTTCATATCTCAAATCCACAATAGTGAGAGGCTGCTTGACCTCACTCAAAAGTTCACGTATAAGCATGCAAGTATTTAGAGATCTCCTCCTATGGCTCAAAGGTCCTTGATGTTTGTTCCTCCTCGAAGCGCATGGTGGAAAGAGTTCTTACTCACTGTCAACGCCAACAGTTATGAGTGCTTGAGAGTGTTCTTGCAGCTGACATACCAAGCCACCCTTGTGTCGGATTCGACTGTGTTGATTTTGTGCTTTCCCGATGAGGAAACCAAAGTTCAATTCGAACTCACATACGTCAGCCCATGAACACACATCGATTTCCACAGCTGAGTTTGGAGATTCAATCAGGTGATCCCAAATGGATACACTTGTGGAACTCCAATGGTTTCTTCAACTGGACCGATGCCCATAGGTGGCTCTGGGATCGCTATGGCGCTCAGGCCAGTAGATATCGAGGAGGATTTGTGCTCATGTTCGCTACTCAGGAAACTTTGACAGAATTTATCCTCACCTGGGGGTTTTAGAGTTCATCCTCAACGCCTTCCTCATCATCGTCCCAAGCATCCGGATTTTCATAGCTCCTGTATAATGGTTCGTTGGGCTGTAGCCTTCTGAACTTGCCCCACATGGCCAACTCCATTTGCACCACATCACTGTTGCTCAGCACGTCAGTTATCCAGTAGCTGCTGCCACACCCTCCTCTGATGTTTTTCCATTCTGAAGTTTCAATCTCGTTCTTCCTCAAAAACTCCTGCATAACTGAGTGATTTGAGCCAGTCCACACGACCCGCACGGCTTGTTTCTCTCGTGCACGCTGTTTGTCCGCTTGAGTAGCAGGTTTCAATGTTGCCTCATTGAAATCATTGATGAAAAGCATCGCATTTTTCACTTTTAGTGAACCTTTAGTGTGTGAGTTATCTGGTGTTTCTTTTGTGCTCCAAGGGCACTGGCATGTGACATGGTTCACATAGAGAGTTTGTCCACGACTTTTCAACGTCCACATGGGCACATCTGGATCTTCCAGATGTTTTTTGTTGAAGTGAAATACAATTTCGTCACAGAAGATTTCTGTCATGTTGGGTTCCTTGTTGGTTGAGTTGATGTGAAAAAACCCGCAAAGGCTGGTATGCCTTTGCGGGTGGGTGAATCAAAGCCTAATGTGTTTGCAACCTATGTCATGTTGCTGTTCTCAAATCCTCTAACTGTTTGGTGGTCCCAGTGAGATTTGAACTCACACCGCATGGGTTTAGAATCCAGCTGACTAACCGTTGTCTTATGGAACCAACACACCAAATATATGAGCCAGGAGATTAACTGTCAAGCCAAACTGTATTCAAAATTCACAGTTGTGGGATTTGTTTGTAATTCGAATGCTCCATTTCTGAGATGGAACTTGCGAGCCATAGCTGTTGGAGGGCTTAAGGTAACTGCACGCTGAATATGCGGATACTGGCTTTTCAAATGTTTTTGAGCCTCGATGATCAAGCGTTGCCCGGCACCTGGACTCATGCTCCATATGGTGTAAAACACCGCCACAGATGGTGTTGTGCTTTTGCACTGAAACAGCTCCTGTTCACTAGTGGGAACAAAATCTTGCCAGCTGACACAAACTACTGCTCCTGGTTCATCTTGCTCGTTTAGCCAAACCCAGATGTTACTGTTGTCTCCAATTCTGCTCTCCAATGGAATGTGCGGTCTTACTGGATCTTGGCGCACCAACTCACATAAACTGTCACTCAAAGATGTAATAGTGTAAATCATATGGCACCTCTATAACCGCTGTGTTTATTTAAGGGCAAAACTTGTAGAGCCTATGCTTAAATACAGCATGAATTTGAGTGAACTTGAGATTACCCGGCGATTGAAAAACATACGTGGCAACAACATGATTGGAAGCCAATTACAAGACGTGGTGTATGCACATGGCTGGAAGTTGCTGGGTCGAGGTAGCGAAGCTGCTGTTGCTGAACATCCTGAAAAAGGATACGTGTTGAAAATTTGGCCCACTAAAAGTCAATACACAACATTTGTTGAACTAGTTCAGCAAAATCCAAATCCCCACTTTCCAAAGTTCAGTAAGGTGATGAAACAGATTCCAGGTACACGTTTCAGCTACGTTCGAATGGAAAAATTGGCCAAGATAACAGAGTATGATATACTGGTTGAAATGCCAGAATGCTTTTGTGCCATCCAAGAGCTGTGCCTTAAATTACGCATAAGCCCGCCGCATTATATCAAAACAAACATGAGTGCAGTTGAATGCCAGAATTTGAGCGCTGATGCAGAAAAAGCAGTAAATTTGATGGTGGCACAGATAAGAAAAAAACGCCTCAGATTAGACTTGCATCCAGCTAATATCATGCGCAGAGGCAGCACATGGGTCATTACTGATCCATATTATGGATAGGCACTCGCAAACTCATTTGTGAATAATACTCTCTAGCATTACGTTCCAACTCTGCACCACTGTGTTTGGGAACAGTGTTCATTAGTCGACCATTTTGTGTTTGTGCCCAACATTTGTAAGCGTCTAGGAGTGTGAGTTTGAGTCCTAACGCTGCATCAAAATGCCTCAAGATCAACTCATTTGGATCCATACCCTCACAGAGTTTTTCCACCACAGAGATGCTGTCCGAGGGGGGCACGCCATGTTGACATAGCACACCAATGGCAACGGACGTGCTTCGGCTGACTCCGGCGTAGCAGTGGATCAGCGCCTTGTCATTTGGTTGGAAGGTTTTGCTGAAGTCTAAAATTTCCAGAATTTGGGAGACTGATGGTGCACGAGAGCCAGGAGCAGAAAATGTCACATCATCCATCAACCACAGTTTGTGATCTGTTCCTTGTGATGTGAACTCAAACTCTGTTGCTTGTTCTGGACTCAGCAAGGAGATGATTTTGGTAGGAATGCTGGCTTGTATAAGCTGACGGGCTGTGAGTATGTCACAAACCTCAAGAGAGAATAGTGGCTGCATCCATTATGCTGCGGAAATTGGAGGAGATTGTCAATGCTGACAACAAATTTATTGTGCGAGAATAAATTTGGTCCACGCAGTAGGACTTGAACCTACAATTGGGTTTCCCCGACGGTTTATGAGACCGCTGCCTTCACCGATTCGGCTCATGCGTGGCGCATAGTCAATATATACTTAACTTTTGATTTTGTGTCAATCTACCTGTTGTAGCTGACCCAACACAATTTTCTTCACCACCTTGGGCAATCCTGGATTTACCCGCAATGCCTCTGGAACAATCTTGTGCCGAATGTGATTTCGCATGTAGCTGAGATCTTGATTACTTGAGTCTTCGATCCATGGCACCTCATGTCTCTGGCACCAATCAACAAACACTTTTTTGGGCGTGGTGAGAAAAGGTCGGGTCACATTGTTTCGGTTCAAGGGAATAGTATAGCTTTTCCCATGTAGGCAGTTGAAGAGATATGTTTCCACACAGTCATCAAGATGATGTGCAGTAACCACTACCCCACTCAACTGATGCAAGAAAGCGTAGCGAGAGTCTCGCCAATGCTCTTCAGGGCTTTTGTTTTGAGGTTTCGCTTCAACCAAAAAATCCACCACCAGTTCCAGGTTGTTTTCCCAAGCCCATTGTGCCAAAAATTGATGTGCCTCATTGCTGGCGTCTGTGCCATGGTTAAAAAATGCCAAACGGATATTGTGAGCACGCCGCAAAAAATCCACCACAGCCATGCTGTCAAGGCCGCCAGAGCAGGCCACTGTCAAATCTCGGGGAAGTTTTGAGAGCAAGTGAATCATGCCCCTACATTAACAGTGGCTTTTGCTATGTCAAACTCTAAAGTTTTTGAACTGCCAAGGATCGGAAAGGTCAACACTTTCAGGAAACAACACGCCGCGATCCTGCAATGGAGTCCATGTGGTGTATTGTCCCAACAGCTTGCCCATATAGGGGTCAGTTATCTTCATGATTTCCTCATGTGGCAGCTCATCGGCCTCAACTACTCCTCTCTGAGAATGCTCAATGCACCACAGAATGCCAGCCAAAACAGGAGCCACCACTTGCAAACTGGTGGCATTGTTGTGTGGACACAACAGTCGGGCCTCTTCAATGCTGAGTTGACTGCCGTACCAATAGGCACCAAAATTGCCCATTAGGAGCACGCCCAACTCGTCAACACCACTTTCCACCTCATCTACAATCAAGCGTTGTGCTGTTTGTTGTTGAAAATTCTTGCCGCTCATCTCGTGCATGCTCAGCACTGCTGAGTCACAGGGGTGATAGGCATAGTGCACTGTGGGACGATATTCACTGTTGCTGAAATAGTCTGAGATGCTGATGCTTTCATTGTGAGTCACTAGCCATCCACGATAAGCTCCTTCAAGTGGTGTCCAACTCCTCACTTGTGTGACACATCCTGGTTGTTCCAACCAAATGCTGCTTTGGCATCCCCAACTGTAGCGGTGTGCATCCTTTGGCAATTCCCGTTCATGTGTGCCCCATCCCAACTCACTGGGCTGCAACCCTTCACTGACAAATCCATCTACACTCCAAGTGTTTACAAACTCGTCTCGCTTTTTTGGCACTCGGGGAGTTTGGGTATCGCGTTCAGCAATGTGGATCACACGCAATCCCACTGTTTGGGCTAATGTGATCCACTCCTCTCGTGTGATGGGTTCCACAAACTGGAGGCGTTGATCGCGGGCAATGTTCATCAGTGCACGCTTCACAAAATGGTTTACCAAACCAGGATTGGCTCCATGTGCCAACAAAGCGGTTGGCCCTGGTTCGCTTCCTTGCTGCCAAGCTGCTCTGAGGTCCAACATCTCCTGCCGGAGAGCGTAATTGCTACGTCGTTCTGGAGCCACAGAGGTGTCGGTGTAGAATCCCTCCCACGGCTCAATGCAAGTGTCCAGATACAACACATCACGTGTTCTGCACCAGCTCACCAACTCACGGGTACTGACATTTACACTGAGGTTTACCAAAAAGTCGCCAGGTTGCAAGTAGCGTGTGAGAACTGCATTCAAATTGCTGGGAACAATGGGTTCGATAACATGTGCCACACCATATTTGGCTGCAACATTTACATTTCGATTGTCGCCACCAAGTATTAGGATTTTCTCTGCTGGAAAATGTTTGAGTAACAATGGCAGCAGTCCACTGCCAATGCTGCCGAATCCCAATAAGACAATTTTACCTTTGTAGCTCAACCTTTTTCTCCAATTTTTCTTTGGAGTATAGACAACTAGTGATTTTTATCCAAATCTGTCCATTTTCTGGCACGGATCATGCTTTGAACTTGACGCACATAATCTTTGCCTTTTGTGCTGTATTTTTCCAAACCAGTAGCCAAAACATCACCAGTGACTGGTTTGTTGGCTTTGCGCAATTGTGCCCTAGTTTGCCGCAAGCCTTGATAAGCCGGATGACTGTTCAAATTTTGCATATAACTGCGTATGCTTTCTCGAGGATTGTCAAAAGTTTGATACCGTTCCCCGCCCGGAGCTAATACAGCATTTTTGTCGCCCCAAGTTTTTTGGCCAAAAAATGCATTGAATTGGCGAGCAATGTCTGATGTGCCCCAACCACTTTCCAAGCCAGCTTGACTCAAAACCAAACTGGGAGGAACAATGTCCATTTTTTGCCACAGTTCATGAACTGTGCTTGCTCTATAAGATTCCAACTTCTTTTCCAGCCAATTTTGCTGTGCAGGTGAGAGATTTTGGCGGTTCATAACCGATTTCAAAATTGCTCTATCACGCAATATTTCTTGATTTATGTCCTGTATAGATGGCAAAAAAGTTCTTACAAAACTGTTGATTTTGTCCTTGGGGAGTGCATCCAATTGTGCTTGTAGTGAAGCAGGAAAGTTAGGATGTGTTTCAGGACTGCTGGGTTTGACTTTAGGTACCTCTTTTGGGGGAATAGGGGGCACAGGCAAAGAGGTTTTTTTGGCAGTTTCTGCATCTGCCGGGATTTGAGGAACAGGCTGTGTGGGCGGTGCCGGACTAGCAACAGTGGTTTGGCCAGGTGCACTCTTGCCCAACAAACTCCTAGCCAGTGCACTGCCTTGCGCTGAACCACTGTAGGCTCCAAGTGCTGCACTCAAGCCCAATGCACCTAGGGTGCCCCACTTGCCTAGAGCCTCACTCAGGTTTTGATTTTCTTGTGCTAATACTTGATCCACTCTCATCTTTGGTGTCCTCTCAACTGCTTATTTAACAGAAGGAGAACCCTGACTTAACAGAGTAAGTCAGGGCACAAGTTTTTCAGCCAATCAAGAGTTTTTAAACTTTCTTTTTTAGTTGAGCTTTCATTTCCTTCAGCACACGGAGAGCAGCATCACCACCACGGATTTGAGGATGGTTAATCATTGCCTCAAAAAGTTGATTGGTGGTTATTTTTTTGCCAGCCATGCTTTCCAACAGCATTTTAGCTGCTGGCTGTGTGCCCTCTGTTAGGCTGGATTTTTTACGTGCTTGAGCATGAGAACCCTCTACAATTGCTCTATATTTTTTGATGTCATCACTCATGGAAATTTCCTTGTAAGCTTGTTGAGTTATTTATTTATATCCAGGAGCTTACAAAGCTTTATCCTACAGCCAGAGCCAATTGTTGAATCCCTTCGAGGGCAGTCATAGCCAACCCCACATCACCTGCTCTAGTGGTTTCATGTTCGTGGGGATTGATACGGATGAGATCACAAGTGCGTTCCTCACCAAACAATCGTATGCTGGGAATGCCAGTGCCTGCTCCAATTTCAATACCCAAAATAGCCAATTTTGGTGCAGCCCAATCCTTGAAACTTTGTTGTCCTTGATCAATCTGCGTCCACACAATATTGGGATCACTGAACATCAGCACATTGGGTCGTGCATTTTTCTTGCAGTAAGGACACTGTGGAATTTCACTATCTGATAGCAATAGTGAAATAAATTTGGGCATTGGCGTTAAGTTTCTGCAACAAGGCTGTGTGCATTGGGTGTGCCGAAGGCTGCCATGTATTTCATATATGTTGTGTGGATCATATCCAGCCTTGAGAAAATGTCCATCAACATTGCTTGTGACCACAAAATAGCTTTTGTTGTGTTTTTTCAAAACATCCAGGAGAATCTGGTAACCTTCATGTGGTTGATGGTTTTGATACTGGATCATTCGTTCAATATAAAAGTTCCAGGCCTCAAGTGGATTGGTGAGAAAACCTTTGGCGGTGGCCTTGGCAACAAAAGATTCCTTGGCTTCTGTCCACATTCCAGTAGATCCCCGGAAATCAGGCAAGCCACTGTCCACACTCATGCCGGCTCCAGCAAGAATCACGATGCCCTCAGCCTGGTTCCACAAGTGTTGTATGCGTTGGGTTTGATGGGGGGTGAGTGATTGCATTGGGTTGGGTTCTTTTGGTAAGGTTTGTTTTTTAGTATAATTTAAAGTTAATACTCTTCAACAGTCAAAATCTTGGCCCGGGGTGTAAGATATTCCCACACACTTTCATTGTGGTGTGGCACACCCATCCAATAATTTTTTGCGGCTTGTTGCACTTCGGGCGACTCATTATCGAAGCCGTCACTTTTTAGCATGCTAATTTCACTGCTCCAATTGAGGTCGTGCTTGGAGACTGGGCCTAGAGGTTGTAGAGTGAAGATCCAATCTGTTCCTCCGCCTGCCAAATCAATATCATCAGGATCAGAAACCATGAACACACTGTCTTTGTGCGCTGGTTTGTTGGCGGGTCTGTATTTTTCCAACACATTGTAGAAATCTGTATGTTGCCAGTCTTGTTCATAGTGTTGATTTCTCGGAGAGAGAATTGTTCCCGGTGCAAGATAAGTGTAGCTACCATGATAATAAACTGGTGCCAAATCCTGGATTCTCATGAGCATATTTAGTGGGGAAATAGTTGGCCTCCCGAGACCGACTCGAACGGTCAACCTTCAGATTAGGGACGGTCCCCAAGGAATTGAACCTTGTGTATCTACCTATGGGACCGGAAGTCTGATGCTCTATCCGGTTGAGCTATCGGGAGTAATTCAATTTATGTGCTAATTATATAGATATTTACAGCAACGTCAAACTATAAATATATGCGAGACCAAGGATGGTGGAACATCCATTGGTCTCTAAACACATTTTGTTAGGAAAGAACAAAACATGTCTGATGACATTTACACGACTTTTTTTGAAGAGTCAATAACTCCACAAATTGAAGATAAAACCTATTATATCTTATACCAAACAACCAATTTGGTCAATCAAAAGATCTATGTAGGAAAACACGTTACCAAAAATTTAAATGATGGCTATCTAGGTAGTGGTAAACTACTTAAAAAAGCGATTAGCCGATATGGAATAGAAAACTTTTGTAGAACCATCCTACAAGAATACACATCCTTTGAAGAATTGAACAAGGCCGAAGCACAAGTGGTCACCGAAGAGTTCATTGCCAGGGTTGATACCTATAATCTCACCTTAGGTGGTAATGGTGGATGGTACCATGTCAATTCTGATGACAGAGAAGATAACAAGTTCCGCGGGAAAAAACACTCCGAGGAGGCGAAACAAAAGATTTCCGCAAAACTGCGCGGCAGATCTCATCCTGGTCGTAAACGTACGTTATCAGATGAGGGCCGACAGCGTATCGGCGCGGCAACTAAATTACGGCTGCAAGGTAAACCAAGAAGTGAAGAAACTAAGAAAAAAATATCCGAAAGCCAACGGGGAAAAACGCACAGCACTGAAATAACCGAACAAAGAAGACAGCAAGCTGCCAAGGCAAGACTTCATAAGCCAGCTGTTGTTTCTGAGGAGACAAAAAAGAAGGTATCTGAATCTGTTAGGAAAGTTTGGGATGACGGCAGGCGACAACGTAAAGACTATCGATTCTTGCAGGCTGATATTGATGCAGGATTATCTAGTAGTGAGATTGAAGCTAAACATAGCTTGTGGAGAGGGGCTGTGAGGCACGCTTACTTCCGGGGACATATATCACATGTCCCACAAAGAAAACAAGGTTGAAAATGGAGCGGAATAGGAGGCTCAAACTCCTACCAAAAGATTGGAAATCTTCTATGCTATCGGTTACACCAATCCCGCATATAAAACGCAGCTGACTTCACCTGTCTGCCCGCTTCTTCTGTAAGCCACTTACGCCGCCTACAATCCAATATTACACTATCATATCAACAGTGTCAAGCCTTCTTGGAAACCGCAGCAAGAAAATATCCATTGTGCCAGTCACTGTTTTCACTATGATTGTTGGGATGGCTACCATCTGAGGTTGTCATGATTGTGATATAACTGACTTCTGCACCCAGCTCACTCAATGCTCTTTGAGTTCCTTCTCGTGCTGGTGGCCAATTCCAGTCATCCACTACTAGCAAGTAGTTTTGGTCAAGGGCAGGTTGAGCCATCATAAGGCCATCATACTGATCTTGTGCAGTGTGTGGACCATCAAACAAATACATGTTGAACTTGCCTAACCCAGTGTAGTCAATTGCCCGAAAATCCTGTTCCAACACTGTGAGTTTGGTACCCAGTTGTTGGGTTTTGCGAACATTTGAGAAAAATTCATCACGGGGTCCATCAAACTGACTCCAGTTGTCAATTGCTGTGGCCTGCACTTGATTATTATGTAACACACTGCAAAGCGTGCTGCCTTTCCAACTGCCAATTTCCAGATAGCGAACTTCCTCCAAACTGCTGGCAAGTTTGTTAACAAGATATCTGTATTTTTTGCCGCTCATGCCTGGTATTTTCAAGTAATAATCAGGCTGAAGGATTTCCTTGTGTTGTATTTCCGTGAACCAAGTGAACAACAGATTCTTGAAAGGGTGTTTGTGATTGGGGCTTTGATATTTCTGGATGTCTAAGTAGGTCATACCTAGAGTATAGTTGGCATTTTGAAGAACACAAAATAGATGCTAGGGATTTGGTAGCCGCAGTGAGATTCGAACTCACACTTTGTGGATTTCTGTTGGACTATCAGGATTGAACTGATATGAGCACCAGCTGCTCTTGTCCGTAAGTCCACTTCCTCTGCCAATTGGGATATGCGGCCACAGTATTGTTGGTAGGGGAGGTGGGGTACGATCCCACGGCCTTCCGATTCAAAGTCGGATGCTCCACCAATTGAGCTACTCCCCATCAAAGTCAATTACAAAGCTTTGGTGCCCTGTGAGGGACTTGAACCCCCACCCCCTCACGGGGAACTGATTTTGTTTCGCCTGCTAGGGTCGAACTAGCTGTGACCCAACCAATTTCTTAGTTGTCACGGGCGGTGAGTCAGTCGTGTCTACCATTCCACCAACAGGGCATCCAGTAGTATGTTGTTTCCTTTTGTTTGCTGCACACCGTGTAGTGCGCTTCAACACCATTGTTATACGCTGAAAAAGTCCAGCCGTCAACCACAGAACCGCTGGTTTTCACCCTCTTCTCTCACTGGGCATTAGCTCATGACCATCCTTGCTCACCAAGCCAGGCCAGCGGCCTATCCGGGTTTCATACTGTGAGAAAAACTCGTTTGGGATACTATCAACAGATCCGTATCGCAACACAAAAGGCGGAACATGTAGTTTTTTGGCATCACTACCTGACGCAGGCAGCCATTCCCACGGTTGTTCTTCCAGCATTGCCAATATTTTGTTTGCGCCTTTGAATCCCACAGGTTGCGTCAAACGCAATGTTTGATTGAACTGACTTTTGTCAGTGGCTGTTTTACGATAGGTTCTGGTCAATCTTTCGCGCAACTGTTGCAACCTCTCATCTGCCTCTTCAACACTGGGCAAGGGGTCAGGAATGTTTGTTAGCCACGAGCTGAGTCTTGAAGGGCTGCTTTGTGCTTCCCAGGCAACTTCTCTCAACAGCAATGCATTCAAGAGTTGGTCAGTAAACCTTTGATCCAAGGGGTGCATTGAAGGATCTTTAGCCAGCGCCTGATGCAAACTTTGCGCAAACTGTTTTTTGGCTTTTTGGGCATCCCCTCCCTGGGGGTCTTGCCAAAGCGTGCTGGCCAAGGGCAATAGAAAGTCACTCCTTATGCTTGGATGCATGCTTTTGTTGGTTTGTTCCAAGGCAAACCTCATGGAAGAGTTCACACTGTCTTCGTCAGCATAACCACTTTGTTCTGCTATCTGGGCTATAATTATCAAACTTTTTCCGCCGAACTTTTTTCGGGTGGTGGATGCACTGCTGATGGCTGTCATGAGATTGGAAGTCCAGTAACTGCCTTCCAAACTGGCTCTGCTGTAGCTGCCTTGGATGAGATCTGGGTCAGATTGCCAAGTTTTTTTCTTGGGATGGGGAACAATGCCTTGTTTCCGTATTGTGGGCAAGAATTCTGTTGTAGTGCCATGAAACATAACGGCTGGTTGCCGAAATTTAGCTTCAACAATGTTGATCCAATGTCTTATTGTCATAATTCCTATTTAAAGGCGCCAAAGCCAAATGTTGTTGAATCCCAGACGCAAGGTCTCTAGCCTTTGATAAATAGAGAAAATCTCAAGGACCTTCTCATGCGTCTCCCCATTTTGTCTCTCATCAGTTTTCTCTGCCTCTCAAGTGCTGCAATGGCCTGGACACCTGTTGATGGCAAGAAGCTTTGCACTACCACCAATCAAGCTTTTGAAATGTTCAAGAAAGAAAGTTATCAGCCTGTTATTGTGAGCCAACTTCAAGCCATCTTGGTGTCAGTGTGGATCAATCCCCAGAAACAAATAATGGTCACCAACACCCACAGTGTTCCAGGTGAGAGCCAAAGCCTCACTTGCATTGTGACCCTTGGTACACAAAAAACATTTGTGGATCTAGACACACTTGGTGAGCTGGGCAAGTAATGCAGGCGCCCATTGAAGATTTCGAAAAGTGGTTCCATGCGTCTGGCCCTGTGTCCCAGGATCCTGTTTCTGGCAAAATCAGTGTAGCCGGAGACGTGAGACTGCGGAGAATGGCGCAAACATTGCCCTATGCGTTTCACTCAGTGAAGGGCAATATGCAACTGGAATTGGGTAAGTTGATTTCTTTGGAAGGCTGTCCAAGAGAAGTCAAGGGCCATTTTAGCTTGGGTGTTTTTCTTGGCTCCAATTTGGTTGGTGGTCCTCAAATTGTAGAGGGCGTTTACTACATACTGCACAATCAAAATTTAACCTCATTGGAAGGATTGGCTTCCCAGATTGGCGAGAAACTTATGATTCGCTACAAACCAGATTTGCCTTTGTTGAGGGCTTTGAGTGCCAAAGAGGGGGTGCATTTTTTCGGGCCTACTCAGGTGGACCCAGAAGAAGATAAGAATTTGTGGAAAGCACAAACCATATTGAACAGTTATATTGGGCAAGGACGCCGTGCCCTGTTTGATTGTCAAAAGGCGTTGGAAGATGCTGGGTTGGAGGCTCATGCAAGATGGTAGACAAACAAGAGATATTGCGGTTATTGAACAAGTATTTCAAAACAACTGGGGAAATAACCATTGACGATCGCGGATTTGTAAATTGTAAGGGCAATGTAACGCTAAAAGAAAGGTACAAGCACAAGAGATTGCCAGTGTTTTTTGACAGGGTTGATGGTGGTTTCTGGGGCGGGCATAACAAACTGGAAACCCTTGCAGGAGCACCCAACAGTGTTGGTGATGATTTCTCTTGCTACGACAATCAACTCACCTCACTAGAACATGCACCCAAGAGTGTTGATGGTCGTTTTGATTGTAGCCACAACAAACTTACCTCCCTTAAACATGCACCCCAGAGTGTTGCCGGTAGTTTTAATTGCAGCAACAACCAGCTTACCTCCCTTAAACATGCGCCCCAGAGTGTTGGTGGTGATTTCAATTGCAGAAAAAATGAACTCACCTCACTGGAACACTGTCCCCAAAGTGTCAATGATAGTTTCGATTGCAGTTTCAACAATCTCACTACATTGGAACATGCTCCCAAGAGTGTTGCTGGACATTTCTGGTGCTTCGACAACAAACTCACCTCACTCGAAGGTTTGCCAGCCGTACACGGAACCTTATATCTCTCCTACAGCCCCACATTACCACTGCTGCGTTGTTTGTTGGCACAGAAAGTTGAATTCTTTCCCAAACTACCGAGCACAGTTGAAACTATTTTCAACCGCTATGCTGGAAAAGGCAAACGTGCGATGTTTGATTGCCAAAAGGAATTGGAAGATGCAGGATTTCTGGAGAACGCAAGATGGTAG